ATGAAACAGATTGCAAAAGTCATTGCTATCGCAGCTATCGCCGGCATCACAATCGGCGGTTGCTTCGCCAAAGAAGAACATGTGAAGCCATCTGAATATTTAACATTTGAACGAGTTGTCTACACGGGAGACACTTTGTGGTCAGTCTGTGAAAAATACGCCCCTTACGAAGACATCCAGACCATCATCCAGAGAGTCCGTGAGGACAACGGAATCAATGACCCCGGAGCCATCCAGCCGGGGACGAAAATCAAAATCAGAGTCAAAAAGATGGGGAAATGAGGAGGTGCCCAAAAAATGAATTTTAGAGACGCGTGGCTCAAAATGTTCGAAGGAGCGGCTATCTGTCGCAAAGCATGGATGCGTAGCCCCGAAAGCGCGTGGGACTGCGGGAAAAGGGCGTATGTGGAGCTGGCAAAGATCTATAAACGCGGATCCCATAGGGCGCGGTTAATCCCGGTGACATGGGAGATGGACTCCCAAGGGAACTGGTCTAGCTCTTTGGTTTGCTACTTTCCTCACATGGCTGATATCGATGCTGACGACTGGGAGATATACGAGGAGGGAACAGACGATGAAGCAAGCAAAGGATGAAGCCACGGACACAGCCTACATGGTCCGTCCAAACAACAAGGAGAACCGCTGGAGAGTCTACTCTTGCCACATGGGACACCTGAGGGTAGTCAAGGAAACCGTCTGGCGAACCAGTAAGGTCGAAGCGGAAAAAGACCTTGAAACCCTAGCCACTGCTAATGGCTGGGTGGAACATTAGGAGGTGAGAAAATGAGCGCATTGATTTTCCCAAACGTTCGTCGTGAGGCTGAATTTACGGCTACTGCGCCACTCCCCGCCGGATTCCGGTCTGTCGTGCAAGCCGAATATAAGGCAGAGTTCAGGGACGAAGACGGGCCTATCCAACGAGCCCATTTTCTGAGATTTTATTTTAAAAAACTTTTTAAAGATCTGAAAAAGTTGGAAGAGACTGACTTTGCGGCAGCGATTCGCATGGAATTCAATGCCCTGCGCTGGGCATATGCCATGATGGAAGCCATCGTGAGCCTTGACAAGCGGAACACTAGGAGGTGAGGCCGTTGGACGAGTCAATCAGTTTTTTAATCATGCTCGGATTCGCAGTTGCCATTTTGATGAAAATGCCACTTTGAAAGGAGGAGAAAAATGTGAACCGCCAAAAGACTTCTTCATTTGGAAAAAAATTAAAGGCTATCAGAGAAAATCGTGGCATCACCAAGCGAGAAGCGGCTCGATTGGCTGAAATAACAGAGACGACTTACGATTCATATGAATATCAAAGGCGGGAACCAACACTTCACAATTTGGTGAAAATCGCTAAGGCTTTGGACGTGACACCAAATGAATTGCTCGGCTACCAAGCTCCAGCGTCTGAAAACAAAGAAGAGAATAAAGAAGAGAATAGCGGAAAAACATATTGGCTCATTTATACAGAAAACTTAAGCGACTACTCAATCGGAAGATCAACGACTTTCAAACTTGCAGTAAGAGAAGCAGAAGCAGAATTAGGGAGATCACTCAGCAAAAGCGAGAAACCCTATGCTGTTCAAGTGGACAGGGAACTGACACCTTGCATTTTTGACGATTACGCTCTCCAGGACTTGCTTCAATCAGCCGAAGAAGATGGCGTCATCCTTGGCTATGGAACTGACTACCACCTTCCAAAAGAGCTTGTCAGGACGCTCAACTTTATCCTCGGAAAGACACTGGGCCTAGAAACCGTAAGTGGTGTGGTAGAAGGCCACGCATTTTGGGACAAATACGAAATAGAAGCCCGCTGACAGAGCGACCTATCAACGGGCAGAACGCGAATGACATCCCAGTGTGATTATATCACAGAAAGGTTGGAAAAATGAAAATTAACTCGTTAGAGCTAGAAAACGTCAAGCGCATCAAGGCGGTGCGGTTGGAACCGACGAAGAACGGTCTTACCATCATTGGTGGAAAAAATGGTCAAGGAAAGACTAGTGTCCTCGATGCCATCGCATGGGGGCTCGGTGGGGACCGTTTCAAACCTTCCGTTCCCGCACGCGAAGGAGCACTCGTCCCGCCAGCTATCCACATCGAGCTGGACAACGGCATCATCGTGGAGCGAAAGGGCAAAAACAGCGCACTCAAAGTTATTGACAGCAATGGCAATAAAAGCGGTCAGACCCTACTCCGCGAATTCATTAGCCAGCTGGCTCTTGACCTGCCTAGCTTCCTAAAAGCGACCGATAAGGAAAAGGCTGACACGCTTCTGCAAATCATCGGCGTCGGTGACCAGCTCCATGACATCGACGAGCAAATCCACAAGCTGTATTTCCAACGCACAGAGGTTGGACGCTTCAAGGAGCGAAAAGAAAAGGCCGCTGCTGACATGCAGACCTATCCCGGGGCGCCAGAAGAACCCATTAGTGCTTTGGAACTTATTCAACATCAGCAAGCAATCCTTGCAAAGAATGGGGAAAACCAAAAGAAGCGCTTCCATCTGTCCGAGCTAGTAAGAAAGCAGACCGACCTTGCGAACAGGATAAATGCCCTGACCAGTGAGCTCGAAAATGCCAAAGCTCAAAAGGCTGCCATTGACCAAGATGTGGAAACTGCAGGAAAAGATGTCGCCACGCTCCAGGACGAATCGACAGAAGAAATCGAGAAGAATCTCCAGCAAATTGAGATGATTAATGCACAGATCCGAAAGAACGCTGAACAGAAGAAAGCTGTAGAAGAGGCCGAAAAATACGGGCATGAATATTCCCAGTTGACTGGCGAAATCGAAGGACTGCGTGCTGACCGTCAAGCCTTGCTGGAAGGCGCTGACCTGCCGCTTCCCGGACTGTCTGTTGAAGAAGGAAAGCTCCTGTATAAAGGGATCCCTTGGGACGGCATGAGCGCCAGCGAACAGCTCAAGGTAGCCACTGCCATTGTCCGGAAGCTCAATCCCGAATGCGGCTTCGTTCTCATGGACAAACTAGAGCAGATGGACATTGACACGCTCAAAGACTTCGGCACATGGCTGGAGAAGGAAGGGCTGCAGGTCATTGCGACCAGAGTCTCCACGGGCGACGAGTGCAGTGTCATCATCGAAGACGGCATGGTCAAGGATGACGCCAAGGCAGAAGTAGTAACGCAGCCTAATTGGAAGGCAGGGACGTTCTGATGACACGGAACGAAAGAATCAAGGCACTCGTGGATGCGCAAGGACAGGTCTGGAGATGGCTGGAGCGTGCCAAGAACACGAATCTCTACCCAGACTTAATAATTGCCAAAAAGGAACGAGTCTTTCAAAACATCACCGATGAGCTTAGAGAGCTATTGAACACCAAGGAGGAATGAATATGTTAAATATCACTAAAGGCGTTGTTCTGCGGCCTCAGAAGGTTGTTGTCTACGGTCCAGAGGGAATCGGGAAATCCACCTTTGCAAGTCATTTTCCTGACCCGCTCTTTTTAGACATTGAGGACAGCACAAGCCAATTGGACGTCAAGCGCATCCAAGGCATTGACTCGTGGGCCATACTAATGAGCATTATTGCACAGGTCACAAAAGAAAAGCCCTGCAAGACGCTTGTTATTGACACCGCTGACTGGGCGGAAAAACTGTGCATCCAGCATGTGTGCGATGTCAACAAAAAGGGCAGCATCGAAGATTTCGGCTATGGCAGCGGTTACGTGAAGCTCCTGGAAGAATTTGCCAAACTGTTAGAAGCCCTGAACTTGAGTGTGAAAGCCGGCATCAATGTGGTGCTGAACGCCCATGCCCAGATTCGGAAATTTGAACAGCCTGACGAGATGGGGGCATATGACAGGTGGGAACTCAAGCTCAACTCCAAGACCACCAACAAAACGGCAGCTGTTGTCAAGGAATGGGCCGATGCCCTTCTTTTTGCAAACTATAAAACCATCGTCATGACAGATGATAAGACCGGGAAGAAGAAAGGCATGGGCGGGAAGAGGGTCATGTATACGCAACATGCGAGCACTTGGGACGCTAAAAACCGCTGGAACTTGCCGCCAGAAGTGCCCTTCGAATATGCCAGCATCGAACCTTATATCCCGGATCTCGGAGAACCGCCAGTGGTCATTGACTCTCCCCAGGGATCTGTACCGCTCCCCCCGGAACCATCTCCGGAAGAAGAAGCGTTTTGGGATGTCCAGAACGACCCGAAACCGTCTGTCATTGCAACCGCCGAACAGGTTATCGCATCTGATCCGAAGCAGGCTGTCATCAAACAGGTCTTTGACCTGCTGAAATCGGAAGGGATGAAAGAGTCTGACGTCCGAAAGGCTGTGGCTGCCAAAGGTTACTATCCAGAAGGAACGAGCATCATGGATTATGATGTCGAATTTTTGAAAGGCGTCATTTTGGGCGCATGGCCCCAAATTAAAGCATTTATTAATTCAAATAAAAAATAATTAGGAGGACAAGAAAATGACTTTTGAACAAATGGGTAGCGTTGTGGAAGGAAAAGCTTTTGGTTGGGATGATGAAATCACCGCGGAAGGTGGCAATCGCACATATAGAATTCTTGAAGAAGGCGACTACGCATTTATTATCAAAGATATTGAACGCTCCATGTATGAGCCAACGAGCCCGGACAGCAAGATCCCTGCATGCCCCAAGGCCATCATCCACATGCTGGTCTTGCCCGGGAAACCGGATGCCACGGAACCTGTGGAAGTGAGCACGAATCTTTTCCTGCATTCGTCGCAGGAGTGGAAGCTAGCCACATTCTTCCTCGCCATCGGTGTCAAGAAGAAACACGAACCGCTCCGTATGAGATGGGATCTGAAAGGCATGGAAGGCTGGTGCCACATGGCGCCGCGTGAATATAACGGTAGAAAATACAACAACGTTCAGTATTTCATTGAGCCTGAAAAGGCTCCGGCAAGAAATCCCCATGTTGACGCGCCTCAGCCTGTGAAGAGCGCGGGCTTCACTCCGGGAGCCTTTTAATTGGAGCTTCGGCCTTATCAACAGCAAGCGATTGAGGCCATTGAAGAAGACTGGGAGCGTGGACACAGGCGCACGCTTCTGGTCTTGCCTACGGGCTGCGGCAAAACCATCGTCTTTGCAAACGTGGCTAAACGCGCAGTCCAGCGCGGAAAGAAGGTCCTCATCCTTGCACATCGAGATGAACTGTTAACTCAAGCACAGGACAAAATCTTGAAAGCAACTGGGCTTATGACCAGCAAGGAAAAAGCTGGTGAGACGTCCCTGAGCAGTTTTTATCGCATAACCGTTGGAAGTGTCCAGACCATGCAGAGAGAAAAGCGTTTGAACCAGTTTGCTCCGGATGCTTTTCAGACCATCATTGTTGATGAAGCCCACCATGCCCTCGCAGCTGGCTATCAGACCGTTTTAAATCATTTCCCTAATGCGGAAGTCCTAGGCGTCACTGCGACGCCTGAAAGGCAAAATGTGGCGTGCTTAGGGGAATATTTCGACAACATTGCCTATGAATATTCTCTCCCTCAGGCCATCAAGGAAGGCTATCTGTCACCAATCAAGGCACTGACTGTCCCTCTTAACATTGACATCACCGGCGTCAAGATGTCCAGTGGCGACTACGCAGCAGGAGAACTGGGGGATTCCCTCGCTCCCTATCTGGAAGCAATCGCAACCGAAATGGAGCACTATTGCAAAGACCGGAAGACCGTGGTTTTCCTGCCCCTTGTGGCTACCAGCCAAACGTTCCGGGACATCCTGAACAGACATGGATTCCGGGCCGCAGAGGTCAATGGCAACAGCAATGATCGGGCGGAAGTTCTGGATGCGTTTGACAGAGGGGAATACAACGTCCTTTGCAATGCCATGCTATTAACCGAAGGATGGGACTGTCCAGCAGTTGACTGCGTCGTTGTCCTGAGGCCTACGAAAATTAGAAGCCTATATCAACAAATGGTGGGAAGAGGGAGTCGCCTCGCTCCAGGGAAGTCGGAGCTTTTGCTCTTAGACTTTCTATGGTTGACTGAACGCCACAACCTTTGCAGACCCGCTTCTCTTATCTGCAAAGACGAAAAGGTGGCCGCAAAGATGACGGAACGCCTTGAAAAAAGCGCAGGAATGGCAATTGATATTGAAGAAGTAGCTGACAACGCGGAAAAGGACGTTGTCGCTGAACAGGAAGCCAAGCTCGCAGAAGAACTCAAGGCCATGCGGGAACGGAAACGGAAGCTGGTTGATCCGATTCAATACTTTTTCTCTATCGAAGCCGGCGATCTTACTGGCTACGAACCTACGTTTATGTGGGAAAAGGCGCCAGCGACGAAGAAGCAACTGGACTATCTTGAAGCCCACGGCATTGCTCCTGACACTGTGCAAAATGCAGGAATCGCATCCCAACTTATTGACCGTCTCAAGATGCGCCAGCAAAGTGGTCTCTCCACTCCTAAGCAGATTCGTTTTCTGGAAAGAAAAGGCTTTGCTCATGTCGGGACTTGGAGCTTTTCCGCGGCAAGCAACATGATTGGGCGCATCGCTGCCAATGATTGGCGCATCCCGCCTGACATCGTTCCTGCAGCATACAAGCCAATGGAAGGGATCGAATATGAAGCAGTTTGATATCTCAACCTTATTAAATTTCATAGACCCATCATCCTGTTCCTACCAAGAATGGCTGCAGGTCGGGATGGCTCTTCAAAAGGAAGGCTATCCCATCAGCACATGGGACAGCTGGAGCGCACTTGACAGTGGTCGCTACCATCATGGGGAGTGTGAAAAGAAATGGGAGGGCTTTCGCGGCTCTCCCAATCCTGTAACAGGCGCCACCATCACCATGATGGCCAAGGAACGAGGCTGGAAGCCCAAGGAAAGAAGCTCAGGCCATGCCCTCACTTGGGATGACGAAATCCGTCATGACCCGTCGACCGGCGTCATCATCAATCCGAAGCTTTTGGAAGGCGAAGCCTTCCGGGAACCCCAAGGAGACTGGAAGCCTGTCCAGGAAATCATCACCTTCCTGAGAACCCTCTTCGACGCCTCTGACCATGTTGGATACGTCAATGAAAGCCTACAGCGTGACAACACGGATAAGTTCGTTCCTGCCAATGAAGGATATATGTCCAGGACGTCCAGCACGCTCATCACGCAGCTGGAACGCTGCAACGGGGACATTGGAGCCGTCTTCGGTGACTACAACCCAAAAGCGGGCATGTGGGTCCGCATCAATGCCCTGGATGGGCACGGAGCCAAGAACGAAAACGTGGTCTCCTACAAATATGCGCTAGTCGAGTGTGATGACCTTTCGCTGGCCAAGCAAAACGAGGCCATTCGGAAGCTCCAACTCCCGGTGGCAACCTTGACCTATAGCGGTGCCAAAAGCATCCATGCCATTGTGAGAGTGGACGCCACCAATGCAGAAGAATATCGGCAGAGAGTGGAATTTCTATACAAAATTTGCGAAAAAAACGGTCTGATTGTTGATACAGCCAATAAAAACCCATCCCGGCTTTCCCGTCTACCAGGCGTCAAGCGTGGGGGAAAGAAGCAGTTCCTCATTGAGACCAATCTGGGGAAACCATCTTGGGATGAATGGCGTGAGTGGATTGAAAACACGAACGATGATATGCCTGTCTTTAAGAACCTTGGTGTTGCAAAAGACCAGGGACTGCCACCAAAAGCGGAAGAGCTAATTCATGGCGTGTTAAGGAATGGGCATAAGATGCTCATTGCTGGTCCTAGTAAAGCAGGGAAGAGCTTTGCCCTTATCGAGCTTGCCATGGCAATCGCATCCGGGACTAAATGGCTGGGCCATTTCCAGTGTGAACGTGGAAAGGTGCTTTATGTCAACCTTGAAATTGACGAGCCATCTTGTTTTGACCGCTTTGACGTTGTTGGAAAGGCGCTCCATATTGGCCATGAAGCGGACTACAACGTTGAAGTCTGGAACTTGCGTGGCAAGTCTGTGCCAATGGACAAGCTCGCTCCTAAAATCATTGCAAGAGCCCAGGAAGCGAATTTCACTGCCATCATCATTGACCCCATATACAAGGTCATCACGGGAGATGAAAACAGCGCTGACCAGATGGCCCACTTCTGCAACCAATTCGACAAGATCTGCACGGAACTTGGCTGCGCAGTCATATATTGCCATCACCACTCCAAAGGTGGGCAGGGCCTCAAAAAGTCGATGGACCGCGCATCCGGTTCCGGGGTCTTTGCCCGTGACCCTGATGCCATGCTGGACATGATCCAGCTCAAGGTCAGTAACCAAGCCCCCGATGATATTGCAACCGCTTGGCGCATCAGCGGGACGCTCCGCGAATTTCCGTCATTTCCTCCGGTCAACGTCTTTTTCCGGTATCCAATTCATGTCTCAGAAGGAACGGAAGCGCTCAAGGATGCAGTGGAAGAAGGGAGCCTCGAAGACATTTATAACAAAGGACGCGAAAAGGCAAACCAAGGCAAGAAGCGCACCAAGGCAGAAAATATTCAGAGCGTCGGGGCTGCTTTTGATGCTTACGCTAAGAATGGAGAGGCCAAATTGGAAGATATGATGAAGTATTTTGGGATGTCCGAAAACACGGTGCGGGATTACATCAAAAAAAATGGTGAATTTAAAATCGAAAACAATATCGTTACGGAAATCAAAAATGCAGAGCAATAAAATCCCAGCTCAGCTCAACACAGTTTATATATGTATTTGAGTTGAGTTTCACTGCATATGTCTTGAAGTAGGGGGTAAATGTGTGGGGAAGTTTCCCCCACACACACATTTCCCCTTTTCCTACTTCGACAGACATATGGAGAGTATTTCAGGAATGGAGGATTTAAATGATAGTAAAATCCTATGAATTGAAGGTGAAAAAATGATTTTCGTTGTGGAAGGACAGCCCCAAGGGAAAGCGAGGCCTAGGTTCAGCAGAAGAAGCGGAACCGTCTACACACCTCAAAAGACGATGGATTATGAAAAGACTATAAGGGCATCGTTTTTAAAGGCTAATGGAGAAAAGATTCCCGCTGACTGCTACGTCAGGATTGATATCATGGCCTACTTCAAAATCCCGAAATCCTATACCAAAGGAAAACGGCTGGCTTGCCAATATAACATCAACAAGCCAACGGTAAAGCCAGACATTGACAACATCACAAAAGTCGTTTTGGATGCGCTCAATGGAGTGGCGTATGAAGACGACAAGCAGGTGGTTAACTGCAGATGTGAAAAGCGGTATTCAAGGTCCGGCTCAGGATATGTCGTCGTGGAAATTGCAGAGGCGAAAGAATGAAAGTGTGGCAGCTATGACCGAACAAAAATCGCTCATCGAAGATCTGCGGGAACTTGTGCGAACCAGCAGCAAAGAAAATGAAAAACTCAGAGGCCAAGTGGACACCTTGCAAAGGGAACTGGATGCCAGACGAGAAGATATCGACTATTATCTTCACACCTTATCCCAAACCAAAAAGAAGCTCCGTAAGGAAACCCTTGAAAATCGCAAACTAAAAGCACAGCTCGGTGCTACTGCTAGTGTGGACCCGCAGCCATTGAGCTATTGGTGTGATGAGTCGGGACTGCAGGCTAAAGAAATAGCCCGTCTTGCTGGTCTAACTTATCAGACGCTTTACACCGTCAAAAATCTCGGGTCCCTCCCGTCAATGGACACTGCATTTAAACTGTGCGGCGTGCTGGGCGTAGGTCTTGCCGACGTAGCATGGGGAGAAAAAAAGGAGGCAAAAAATGAAAAATGATGAAGAACTGTTGAAGGCGGCTGAAACCATTGCAACATATTGTTGCTTAACCGATGATATTGAATGCTATGATTGCTTCTTTTCAGGAGAAGATAAAAATGGAAGACTTTGCTGTATGTTTTCTAGCTTCGCCCCTTTTGAATGGAACGAACAGCTGAAGGTGCTTAAAGAAAGGAGCAAGGACATGATTAATAAAGCAGAAAATGATACCGTCCATCATCCTAATCACTACACTTGGCGAGACTGCGGAGAGTCGGCGGATATTATCGAAAAATTTACCCGCAATCAGACAGATGGCTTTCTGGCTTTTTGCGAAGGGAACATCTTGAAGTATCTGTATCGCTACCCAATGAAGAACGGTGTTGAAGATTTAAAAAAGCTTGCAGAATATGCTAACATCGCAGCCGGCTATCTTGAAAAGTTGATGAAGGAAGATGAGAAGTCATGAAAATCATTGAACGTCAAAGAAGGAGGAAACGAAAAAATGAAGATTGAACCTGGATACTATTGCTATCGACTGGAGACGGGTCATATCCTGTATCGCAAGGTCAAAGATGGGAAATGGGGATGCGCAAAGGGAAAGGATTCTGTTTTCTCTCCAGATAACGTTAAGCAGTGGTGTGACTCTATGGACGACGCTATTGAAACGTTGGAGGTGAGAGGTTGACAGCAAAAGAATTTTTGAGACGTTTCTTTTCGCTCGGGATCCGTATCAATCACAAAAAGGAAGAACTGGACGAGCTAAGACGCACGGCAACGGCCATTTCAGGAACTGACTATTCGGTGGAGAGGGTCCAGCTGTCACACAGTGGAGCGGCACCTTTTGAGGACAAGGTGGCCCAATTGGCTGACCTCCAGTCAGCGCTGTCCATGGAAATTGTGAGCTATGAGGTCGAAAAAGCTAGAATTGTGGATGCCATTAACGATATACCCAATGACAACTATGCACAACTTTTGTATCAAAGATATGTAGAGCGTAAACCGTTTGCTGATATCGCAAAGTCAATTGGCTATAGCTCACAGCATATCAGACGGATGCATGGTTATGCGCTTCAAGCATTTCAAAAATGTCATTCGGAAATGCTTTTGGAAAATCGGCCAATGTTTAAGTAAAACGCAAACGTTTTCACACTTTCCCGTCCCCGTTCCAATCCAAAGTAAGGCGTGAAGTGAAAATTCCAAATTTAACAGAATCGAATACCTGCTATTAAGACCTTTAGCTAGGCCCTGGGCTTTGGATAAGTTTAAATGCGCACGAATGCTACAAAGATGCGCACGAATGCTACAAACACATGTGGTAAAATGATAGAGTGAGAAAGCGGGACGAGAGGGGTCTTCGGGCTCCCTCGTCCAACCAACGGTGGCGGCCTCCTTGCCCTGCGCCCCTACAGGGATTCGTACCCGCATGCGTTGTGGGACGCTTTCTCTTCATATTGACAACCAAGCTGCGTCGGTCTCCTGTTGAGTCGGGAGGCCGATGCGGCTTTTTAGGTTGTTTGAGCGCTTTGCGTAGGTACTGTCAGCGATAAAAAAATCGTGCGCTCCTGCGAGTGCCCAAAATCGTACTAGATATAAAGATTTTTTAGGGGTTGTTAGTGCAAACTGTTACATTTATTCCAAAAAGGCGGTGGCATTGTGAAAATTTCAAAAGGATTGTTAATGTTGACCACCACCCAGACGGGATTGGCACAGGCACTAGGAATTTCACAACAACGAGTCAGTCAGCTGCTTCGCGATAAGGTCCTCACTAAGGATGATGCCGGAAACGTTTTGGTGGTTGAGTCTTTGAAGAACTACTACAAAAGCCGGTCTGGCAATTCCGGTGAGGAAGACGTTGAGCTGTCCAAGGAACGCGCTCTTCATGAACGTGTGAAAAGAGAACTGGCCGAGATTGAACTGGCTAAACGGAAGAATGAAGTTCACGAAGCAGCAGACGTTGAATTAGTTATGACTGACATGCTTGCCAATCTGCGCAGCCAGCTTCTTTCCATCCCTGCCAAAATGGCACCGCTTTTAACTGGAAAGACCCAAGATGAAATCAATACGGCTCTTGCCGATGAAATCCAGACGAGACTAACGGAGTTGTCCGACTATAGACCAGAAATGTTCTCAGACGTCGAAGAGACTGGTGGTGATGGCGATGATCAAGCGGACGGTTGATCTTTTTAAGAAAATTGCCGCTGAATCGCTTAGACCTCTTCCCAGTCTTACCGTGTCTGACTGGGCAGACAGGTATCGGATGCTGTCCAGTGAGTCTTCTTCAGAGCCTGGGCGATGGCATACGGACCGGGCACCGTATCAGCGAGAAATCATGAATGCTTTCACAGCTCCCGGTGTCCATAAGGTCATTGTCATGTCTTGTTCACAGATTGGAAAGTCGGACATTATGAACAACGTCATTGGAAGGTTTGCTCATCTTGCACCGGCGCCAATTTTGATGATACAGCCCACCATTGAAATGGCTCAAGACTATTCAAAGAGCCGTATCGCCCCAATGATTCGCGATACAAAAGTGCTTAATGAAATCTTTCGTGACGTAAAATCACGGGACGGTGGAAACACCATCCTGTCAAAGCTGTTTCCCGGCGGACGTCTCATCATGGGCGGGGCGAACAGCCCTGCAGGTCTTGCTTCCCGTCCTATCCAGATCCTTCTTGCCGACGAAGTGGACCGATTCCCGGACAGCGCTGGAACCGAAGGCGACCCAGTTGACCTTGCAGCCAAACGTATGACGACATTCTGGAACTGGACCATGGGTCTTTTTTCAACGCCCACCATCCTTGGCGAGTCAAGAATTGCCGCTGAATATATTAGCGGCACACAAGAAGAGTGGCAGCATCAATGCCCGAACTGTGGTGAGTGGCATCTCATCACTCATCGAAGCATGGAGGTGGAAACGGACACCATCAAGGATCGAAAAGGTAAGAACCATGAACACGTCAAAGGCGTGAAATGGATTTGCCCAGACTGTGGATTCACCTTTACCGCCGATGAGATGCGGCGGGCCAAACAAAAATACATAGCAAAGAATCCGACTGCGTTGCGCAATGGCGCACGCAGTTTTTTCGTGAATTGCTGGTCATCTCCATGGCTTGATTGGAAGATGGTCATGCAGGAATGGATTGATGCGAAAGGCGACCCGGAGCGGGAAAAAGTCGTTGTGAACACACGTTTTGGTGAACCATATGAGCAACAAATCAATACCACGGAAATTGATCATCTGCTTTTGCGTAGGGAGGAATACCCTGCGGAACTGCCTGACGGTGTGCTGCTGTTGACCGCAGCCGTCGATACCCAGGACAATCGTCTTGAATACGAGATTGATGGCTGGGGCGACGGTGACGAAACGTGGTCCATTGTCAAAGGGGTCATTCCCGGCATCCCGGACAGCCCGGATGTCTGGAAGCAGCTAGATATGATTCTTGATAGGAAGTATTTCTTTAAGGATGGAAAGACTGGCCTCAAAGTGGCTCGGACTTTTATTGATAGCGGTGGGCACTACACAAATGAAGTGAAGAAATATTGCTACGTCAACCGCTACAAACAGCGCTTTGCCATCAAGGGCATGGGCATCCCTGGTGTGGATATCATCCACAAATATAGCACGCAGCAAATTAAAGGACTGCCAGGGAAAACGGTGATTGTGGTAGACGTCGGTGTTGATGCTTGTAAGCAATACGTCATGGACCGGCTTACCATTGACCAGCCTGGACCAAAATTCCATCATTTTCCACTTGATAAAAAAGGGTCTGACAATGAACTCATGGCACGGCGTGGTTTTGATCAGATCTATTTTAGAGGTCTCTTGTCCGAAGCTAAGACGCCAAAGAAAAAGAACGGCAGAGTGGTTTGGGCATGGGAGCCGATTTCAAAAAACATCCGAAATGAGCCTTTTGACTTGAAGGTCTATAACTTCGCCTGTAAGACTTCGATTGACCCGGATTATTCTCGATACAAGGAGACTTTGCACGGGGCGCAATCGAGTAAACCTAAGGAACGAAAAAAGCGCCCCAGAACAAAATTTGGGCTGATTAAGAGGGTGGTAGATGCATGAGCATTGCAGACAATGAAAGATTGAAACAATATCTTGCTGCAGAAAAGGCCATCCTGGAAGGCGGTCAATCCTATAAGATTGGGAACCGTATGCTGACCAGGGCGGATCTTTCGGAAATCAGAAAAGAAATTTCTGCACTCAAAGCGGCGGGAGCGACCACAGACGACTCAATCCGGTCAATCCGTCGTGCTAAGCAAGTTATCATGAGAGATTAGGAGGGACGAGGCTTTGACAAGGAAGAAACGGCAGCTTCGGGAACGGCATCCCACCAGCATGAAGACCATGAAGGTCTTGAATACAGGTTATAGCGAGGGTGGAGCGAGCCGTTCCCGCTCTGCTTTGCGAGGCTACAACCCACAGAAATCATCCCCACAGGCAGACGTTGACATGAATCTGACGACGCTGCGAAATCGGGCGTCTGACATGTATATCAACAGCCCCCTTGGAGCTGGTGCGCTGAACTCCAGCAGGTCCAATGTCATTGGTGCGGGCCTTAAGGTCAGCCCAAAAATCGATTGTAAATTGCTTGGTATATCAGTTGATGAAGCCAAGGAATGGCAGCGCAGGACCAAGAAAGAATTTGAGCTTTGGGCTGACTCCCTGACCTGCGACCTCTACCGGAAACACAATTTCTATGATCTCCAAGACATCGCTTATCTCAGCTATCTCGTTGATGGAGATTCTTGGGCGGCAATCAAATATCGGAAACCGACGCCCACCAATCCGTATCGGACCCGCATCCAGCTCTTTGAGGCGGCTCGTGTCTGCAACCCTGACAGCCTTGGAGCCATGTCCAATACGGACGAAGTCACAGTCACAACGGTGAATCCCAAGAACGGCAACCGCATTATCAACGGCGTTGAAATCGACCGAGACGGCGCTGTGGTGGCCTACTGGGTTAGCAACCGGACGCCATATGACCCAGCGGCCTTTGCCCGCAACCTTGAATGGACGAGAGTGGAGGCCTTCGGAAAGAAATCTGGCATGCCTCAGGTCCTGCAGATTAGTCACGAAGATCGTCCAGAGCAATACAGAGGTGTTCCGTATCTAGCCCCAGCGATTGAGGTGCTGAAACAGGTTAGCCGATATACGAACGCTGAACTGTCTGCCGCTATCATTAAGTCGTTTTTCACCCTTTTTTTCACAAGCGGGGGGAGCAATGACATCGATGATGTGTTGGGAAATACTTATGCCAACGAACCTATTGACGTTGATGATTTAAGAAACATCCAAGTCGGCCCTGGGACACTTAACTTGCTGCCAGATGGCGTTGACGTGAAGGCCATCGATGGGAACCGAAGTCTTTCCACTTTTGAGCCTTTTACTAATGTTTTGATGTCTCAGATTGGGGCATCGCTGGGCATCCCGGCCGAAGTCATCCTGAACCGTTTCCAAGAGTCCTATAGCGCGGCACGCGGTGCCTTAATTCAAGCCGCAGCTGTCTTTAGGACTCGCAGGACTTGGTTTGCAAGGGACTTTTGTCAACCGATCTATGAAGCCTGGCTTTACGAAGCAATTTCGCTCGGACGCGTTGAAGCTCCCGGTTTTGGGTCTGACCCAATTGTTACAAAAGCTTGGTCCGGTGCCGACTGGTTCGGCCCCGTCATGGGCATGCTTGACCCTGTTAAGGAAGTCAACGGTGCAGCCCTGCGCGTTAAATATGGCTTTAGCACATCCGAACGCGAGGCCGCTGAACTGACAGGGACGAATTTTGACGACAACGTTGACCAAATTGCCAGTGAACACGCAGCATGGAGTGTTCGAGGACTTACCGTCCCAAAAGCTGACAATACAGACTCTGCGAAAGGAGGTGAAGGACAGTGAAAAAATTTTGGAACATTGCCAAGACGGCCAATGGTCATGCCGAGATTTATATCTACGGCGAAATTGTAAGCCGCAAAGGATTGTTGGATAAAGAGGGCACCTCCGCCGTGTCCTTTCGGGAGGATTTGGAAGCATTAAACGGGGCTGACATCACCGTCAAAATCAATTCCCCTGGGGGTGATGTTTTTGCTGCGCAGGCTATCCACAATCAATTGCGTGCGTATAAAGGGAACGTCACTGCTGTTGTTGATGGGGTTGCCGCATCAGCGGCCTCGGTCATCGTCATGGGGGCTGGGAAAATCATCATGCCGAGAAACGCGCTGATGATGATTCACAATCCGGCTATTTATCTCGACGATATTTACAACGTCAATCAGCTCTCAAAGGAAATTGAAGCCCTGCAGCCTATCAAGGAATCCATCGTGTCAGCCTATATGAGGCGGGCGACCTGCAGTCGGGAAGAAATTTCTCATATGATGGACGAGGAAACCTGGCTGACTGCGGAAGACTGTGTGGCCCTTGGCCTTGCTGACGTCATTGACGATGACGCCCAGGGTAAGCCAGTCGTGAACAACGGGATGCTTTGCGTCAATAACTTAAAATTTGACACTAAGCATTTCCGTAATATTGATGGTCTGACCAGCTGTCTTAACAAGACAGACAAACCAAAAGAAAGGGAGAAACAAATGAGCATCAAAATAAGCAATTTAATCAATTTTCTCAATGGTGTTGGCCTTGAAGTCGATGATGACAAGACCGTTGCTCCTGTTGCCGCTCCGGAACAGGAACCCGTTGACGCAGCTCAGGTCGCAGAGGACGCGGTCCGGGCAGAACGTGAACGCGTCGCCCAGCTTGACGACCTTACGAATGGCGCTAAGAACGGCGCGGCCATTGCCATCATCAATCTGGCTAAAAGCACTGGCAAGACAGTGAACGACATCCAGGAATACGTTGATGCGGTCAGCTCTGTCGTTACTCCGGCGGAAAAACAGTTGACCAACATGGTCGAAGACGCACATGATTCAGGCGTGGAAAACATCGAAGCTGACCCGGAACCGCAGGACAAGACCGAAGCGGATGAAATCCGTCAGGCTGCGAACGCTATCGCTAAGTTTTTTAACAAGAAATAAAGGGAGGAATAAATCATGGCAACTTTGAACACTGCTGTCGACGTCAAACGCGACGACATTTTTGTTGGCGCAGACGTCAACGCCATTACGAAAAACGTAGCCATCACGGCGGGTAAGACCCTTGTGAAAGGCACACTCATGACCATTGAATCAGGGACGGCCGTTGCTACTGCGAAAGACGCTGTCGCTGACTCCGTTCTGGCTTCTGATGTAAACACGACTGACACCGTAGCGACAGTATATGTGACTGGTCGCTTTGCAAAGGACGCCCTTATTGCTGCATCCGATGACACCGTTGAAGCCCATGAAGAAGAACTTCGTAAAATCGGGATCTTCATGAGCGAACGCAAATAAGAAGGAGGATTGAAGAATGATGAACTTTGATGATACGAGAGTGCTGCTGGAAGCTATCACTCAGGACCACACCCCCGGCAGTCTTCTGACGGAAACTTTTTTCCAGGAAGAACGGACCTATTCTTCTTCCGTCGTTGACGTCGAATACCGCGAAAAAGGACGTGTCATGGCTCCGTTTGTTGTTCCTGGGAGCAAAGGCGTCGAGCTGACCCGTGAAGGCTCTGTGGTTAGCACATATAAAGCCCCGCTCATGAGACCGACCCGCACCATCACACCGGGAGAAATTCTCGTTCGCGGTTTTGGTGAAGCCGTATATAGCGTGAAAACTCCGGAAGAACGTGCATCTGAGATGCGCGCTGATGACCTTTCTGATCTCAGAAATGCTATCCTTCGTCGACAGGAATGGATGGCAGCCCAGCTGTTGCTGAACGGCGGCTACGAAATCAATGGCTTTGCTGATGATGGTAAGACCGCCAAGATTGACAACATCAGCTTTTCCGGCTGGGCTGCTGAAAACAAGCTGGTCCTTTCTGGGAAAGATGCTTGGGATCAGTCCACCGCAGCTCCGATTGATGTCTTGCAGCAGATGTCTGACAAGATTTCCCGTGATACGGACAGAGTTCCGACGATTGCCATCTGCTCTAGAGCTACTGCAGACCTGCTGCTCAACAACGCTCAGGTCAAGGAAATGATGATGATTCCAGATCGGGATGCTGCGGCTTTTGTCAGCATGCAGCCTCAGATTATCAACTCTGCTGTGACCCGTATCGGTCATATCAATGGCCTTAACCTTGATATTTATGTTTATAATGCAGGCTTTACTAATGATGCGGGGGAATTTGAAAAATACATTCCTGACAATTATCTTGTCATGGGCAATCTTGGTCTAGGCCGTCGTCTTTATGGCGCTGTGACACAGCTGGAAGCTGACAGCCATTGGCACACCTATGAAGGTCAGTTTATTCCGAAAGTGATCAATTCTGTTGGTGATGATAAATCTACGCTGGCTCTTTCCAGCCGCTGTGTTATCGTGCCCAAAACGACGAGTGATTGGATGACAGTCAAAGTTAAATAAGGAGGTGATCCGCATGTCTCTCATCGCCTTGAAGGGCTGTTCTCTCATGCATGACGGACTACTTTATCCTAATGGCTCAATTATCCAAATGGACGATGCCGAAGCGATCAAAGTGGCCAAGGCCAACATTGGCCTTGTGGAGCTTATTGACACCGCAAAGTCAGCACCAACTGTTGAAGAAGCCACGGAAAAGAGACCCGATTACAACGAAGGACCAGACCTTGATTCGATGACCGTCAAGGAGCTGCTGAGATTTGCTAATTCCGAGGACATTGACCTGGATGGAGCTCGGAAGAAAGATGATATCATTGCAGCCATTCGCCGCGCCTATGACGCTGACAGCGCCTCGGACGTGGAAGAAGTTGACGGACTGCCGCCGGTTGATCCTTCGGCCACTATCTGATGTCTGATAGTGCTTTTAAGTCGCAGATTGCGGCTGACAACATCCAGGTCTTTTTAAACGAACTTGAATTTGCCGATGAGCATGACCTCAATGGCACGACATGCAAGGCCATCTTGCAGAGCCTGACGAATACGACGCCAAGCACGGACCCCACCGATATTGTGGCGAATCAACTGCTGGGCGACCACCTTGTCGTGAACTGTTTGGAAGAGGCCTTGCCGGCCATGCCGACTTATGGAAACGCGTTTTTGGTTGACGGTAAGACTTATCTTGTTGAGTCTGTCGCCGCTGATATGGGGCTGTTGACAATCACCCTATATGTCACTAGTCGCTAAGGAGGGATGAACAATGATTAATGTTGACATTGACCCGACTGCGCTAGCGAAAGCGTCAGATTTACTGGCAACGGCGCCAAAGCAAATCCACATCGCAAGCCGCGTGTCCATCCAGCGGACCATCACGAGCGTCAAAAACCGAGTGTCGGTCCACGTCCGCAAGTCGTATCACATCGACGCTAAAACGGTCAAAGCATCCCTGACATCTAAGATGCAGGGGGGTAGAGGGCTGGTCATCTCTGAGGGCCAGCCCCTGCACCTGTCGCGCTTTAAGGTCAGAGGGAGCCGTTCCGGCCCGATGACTGCGGCGGTTAAGGTCGGTCACGCGCCTAAAAAGGTCCCCGGTCTTTTTCTGCATCCGCAGAAAAGTTTGCTGAAACGCCTCACTAAATCGGCCTATCCAATCAAAGTGCCTTACGGGCCATCCGTGCCTCAGATGGTGGGAAGCCCGCTCGTCCTTGAAACTATCAAGGACGATGCGGAACGCTATCTAAACCAGCGCTTTGAACATGAAGTCGAATTTAGGGTTGGGAGGTTTACATGACCATAAATGAAATTGCTGAGCATGTTGCGGCATATTTGCAGCATGTGCTCAAAGAATACACCATCTCAAATGATGTGGAGTGGAAGCCCGTCGATGTTTTTGCAGGATGGCCGCCCATCCGGAGAGAGGACCGAAAGAACTCCTTTATTTACGTCTGTATCACAGACTGGACGGATGACCTTGAAGGCACACCGTGGTCTAAGGCTACGGTGCAAATCGGATTTTCGGTTCATGGCAGTGACCTGAAAGATGGATGGCGTGACCTCTATAATCTTATGGAGCACGTCCGTCAGGCATTGCTGACCTGTAGGACTATTGCTGGACGTGCCCGTTTAGAAAGTCCGCTTAAAGGGATGATCGTTGCTGATAATCCGACATTCCCAGAGTGGACCGGCGCCATTACCGCCGTTTATTCAATCGCACAGCCGCAGGAGGTATCATCATGGCAATTAAAAAAGTGAAATCTCAAAAAGTAATTTATGTAGGACCGACTTTGTCGGACTACTCCGTCCGGAAATTTCAGGTCTTTGTTGAGGGAATTCCCGAAATTTTGAAGGACAAAATCTCGAAAGTGCCGGAACTGGAAAAGCTCTTTGTTCCGGTTAGCGAACTCAATAGCGCAGAAGCGGCAACTCGGAAAGCTGGGACGCCGCTTTTTAGCTATTTCGAAAAAGTTAAATATAATTTGTAAAAGGAGGTTAGAGCATGTCTTCTTTTTTCCATGGTGTTCGCACGAGCGAACAGGCAACTGCGATTAAGGCTCCGGCCAGTACCACAGCAGGACTGCCTGTTGTTTTCGGCACTGCACCCTTACATCTGGCTTCTGACCCCGCGGCTGTCAACCGTCCGGTGCTCTGCAGCTCTCTTTCTGAGGCTGTGGCAGCACTTGGATACAGCAGCGATTGGGAGAAATTCACCCTCTGCGAGGTTATGTATTCTGAATTCCAGCTCTTCAACGTGTCCCCGGTCGTTTTCGTTAACGTCCTTGACACGTCCAAGCATAAAAAGACCGTATCTGAACAAGTTGTAAAGATTGAAGACAAGGTCGGTAAGATTACGGATCCTGTCATCCTTTCTACGCTTGTTGTCAAGACCGCGGCTTCTTCTGGAACGACCTTAAAGGCCGGAACGGATTACGAAGCCGCCTACGACGATGATGGAAACACTGTTATTACCGCTCTTGAAAACGGAGGGATGACTAGCCTCTCTAACGTCTACTGCGATTTTGATGCTGTTGATCCGTCTAAGGTTACTGCTGATGACATCATCGGTGGAGTTGACCGGGACGGACGCAATACGGGCCTTGAAGTGCTGGAAGATGTCTTCCCGACGCTCCGACTCGTTCCTGGCGTGGTTGCCGCCCCTGGTTGGTCCGACAATGTCGAAGTGGCTGCAGTCATGAAAGCCAAGGCTTCCAGTATCAACGAGGTGTTTGCTGCTGGAGCGGTCCTAATTGACGCTCCGACGGACACGCTTACGAAATATACGGATGTCCCTGCCTGGAAGGAAAATAACAGTATTACAGGAATTGACGAAGTGCTTTATTGGCCGATGGCTAAAGTCGGTTCCAAAGTTTTCCACATGTCCACGCTTGCCATCGGCGCTATTGGCGTGACGGACGCGGCCAACAACGACGTTCCGCACAAATCACCATCCAACGTGGCTATGTCCATCACAGGGCTTTGCCTGAAGGATGGAACGGAAGTTATCATGACACTTCCAAAAGCAAGATACCTTAATGAAAACGGTATCGGAACGGCAATTAATTTCATTGGTGGGTGGAAACTTTGGGGAAACCGGACTTGCGCTTATCCGTCCAACACGGATGTTAAGGACGCTTTTATCAGTTCGCGCCGTATGTTCCGTTGGTATAGTCAGCGCTTTATCCAGACCTTTTGGAGCAATGTTGATGATGATATCAACAAGCGGTTCATTCAGCTTATTACAGACAGTGCAAACATTGACCTCAACGGTCTGACGGCTCTAGGATATCTTTTGGGCGGTAGAATTGAGTTTGAAGCTGACTTCAATCCGACGACGAACCTGCTGGATGGCAAGGTGAAATTCCATACATATCTTGGTGTCTGCGTTCCCGCGGAAGACATTGAGAACGTGCTGGAAGTCGACCCGTCTTATCTGCAGACGCTTTTTACTGCCTGAGGAGGTGATTGACAATGGCAAATCAAATCCCTGAAAAAATCGTTAACTTTGAAGCTTATGATAGTGAAACCGGTCGCTTCCTCGGTCTTGTTGATATCACCAATCCAAGCATCGAACCGATGACTTCTACCGTCAGTGGCGCAGGCATTGGCGGCGAAATCGAAGTTCCGACGCTTGGCCATTTTAAGTCTATGGAAGTGCAGTTTTCTTGGCGCACCGTGACAGATGCAGCCCTCGCTCTGGAAGAACCAAAAGCTCATACTATCTCCCTATATGCCGCTCAGCAGGAGCTGGACGCAGGGACTGGTGAGCTTAAAGTTGTTTCTATCAAGGAAGTTGTTCGCGGCCGTATGAAAAAGGACGACCTCGGAAAGCTTGCTGTCGGTGCCGATACGGGCGCTACGACGACGCTTGAACTGGACTATTTTAAACTCGATAAAGATGACACTAATGTCATCGAAATTGATAAATACAATCAAATCTTCAAGGTCAACGGCAAGGACTATCTAAGTGATGTTCGTCGTGCCCTGGGGCTTTAAGTATCAAAAAGCGGTCTGCATGTCGGGCCGCTTTATTTTCTATTAACACCTAACATTACGTGTTAACGGTAAAGGAGAATGATCATGACCACGAAAAAAAACGGATATAAGTTTTATGATTCAGAAAAGCTTTCCGAAGGGCTTAACGCGCTGACTGGGAAGGACTTTCAGGAGGCCGAAGCTGCAGCAAGACGGAGTGGTGACCAGACGCTTGATATCTGCATGTCTCGGACTTTCCATGCCGCCCTTGCAGCTAAGTGCTTTGGGGTTCCGCTTCCGGAAATCACGAAAGTAAGCATCCGTGAATATGCCCGCATTACCAATGACGTTGCGGTTTTTTTGCTGGCGGAGGGACAGGGAACGGAAATTTCCTTGCCCAATACAGGCGCTTGATTGCAAGACTTTCCTTCGCCGGTTACGGCCCACCGATGCTTTGGTGGGAGATGCCAATATCCGAGGTCTTTGAGTGGGCAGAAGCCATCCTTGAAGTCTCGAAAGAATATTCAAAGGAAGGAGGTTAACGCATGAAAACATTTGCTTTTACTTTTGCTATTGGCGCGATCATGACAAGCGGCTTTGCTCGCGGCTTTGCGACCGCCAATAAAACATTGGTCAATCTCAATAAGCGCATCCGGGACCTGAAACAGCAGCAAAAGGAACTTGATTCGACCTTTAAAAAAGGCGCTATTTCCGCTGATGATTATAATGCCTCGATGGACCGGCTTAACGCCAGTATGTCAAGACTGCAGAAGCAAAGGGGCGCCACAGAGTCCCTTGTTTCTGCACAAAGCCAATTCGGAAGTGCCATTGGAGCTTTTTCAAAAGTGGGCATGGCCGTATATGCCGCATCTCGTCCGGTCCTTGGCATGGTCGGCATTGCAGGCGACTTTGAGCAAGGGATGAGTAAGGTGGCAGCTATCACCGGCGCTAGCAGCTCGGAAATGGCGCGTCTTACCACGACAGCTAGAGAACTTGGTGAGCAAACCAAATTTACTGCGCGCGAATCTGCTGAAGCAATGAGCTATCTTGGCATGGCAGGCTGGAAAACAGAGCAAATCATCGCTGGCATGCCTGGGCTTCTGAATCTTGCCGCCGCTGGCGGAACGGACCTTGCAAGAACGGCTGACATAGTCTCTGATAACCTGACTGCTTTCGGCCTTGCCGCTGACCAATCGGCCCATATGGCTGACGTATACGCAACTGTCGTCACCAATACCAACACTAATGTTGAGCTCCTTGGTGAGACGATGAAGTATGCCGCACCAGTTGCCAAAGCTTTTGGTGCGTCAATGGAAGAGACAGCCGCTATGGCAGGACTCATGGCTAATGCGGGTATCAAGGGCAGTCAAGCAGGGACGTCGCTCCGCGCAGGTCTAATGAGACTGGCAGGACCTCCTAAGATGGCAGCAAATGCCCTTGCGGAACTCGGTCTTTCCATGACAGATATTACGCAGGAGCAAAAAGAAGCCACCATGGCTATGCAGTCCCTGGGGATCTCAATGAATGATACAAGCGGTCCGCGTAAGATGTCAGCCATCCTCAAAGAACTGCGTGAAAAAATGTCTGGACTCTCTCAGGAACAGCAGCTTGCCTATGCTAAATCCATCTTCGGGCAGCAGGCAGCGGCAGGTTGGCTAGCTGTGCTCAACAGCGGTGACGAAGCCTTTGATGGTCTCATCACGAAGCTTGAAAACAGCAACGGCGCCGCAGATAAGATGGCTAAGACGATGCAAAACAACCTTAACGGGGCTATGACACGTCTCAGTTCCGCGACGGAGTCCATCGCCATCAGTTTTGGGCAGGCACTCCTGCCTGGGCTCACGAAAATTGCAGACGGGGCGGCTTGGGCAGCTTCCGGCATCAGCAAATTCACGGCAGAGCATCCAAAACTAGTCCAGTGGTTAGCCACAACAGGCACCGCCATTGCCGGTGTCGCGCTCGCAGTAACAGGATGGGGCGTCATCAGTTCTTTGGCTTCTCTTGCCACGGCGGCCTTTGGCGTTGGGCTTGCAGGGCTACTCGGTCCGGTTGGACTGGTCGGCGCAGCCATTGTCGGTGTGATTGCAGTTGGGACCGCTTTATATCTCAACTGGGATACGATTACCACCAGGCTCAGCAGTGCCTGGGAAAATATTAGGACAGGCGTGACAGGTCTAGGAACAGCAATCGGCACGGCGGTGTCAAATGGGGCCGAGTATGCCAGAAACGCGCTCATGAATCTGCCCAGGGCGGCTTTGTATGCAACGGCATACACCATAGGTCTGTTCTTTTCGTGGCCATTTAAGGTGGCTAATGCCATGTTGGGACTCATCCCAGTTGGACAACAGTTTATTGCAAATGTGACCCAATGGGGGGGCGAGGCTGTTGCTGGTGCTATGTCCTTTTTTAGCAATCTCCCAAATCTGCTTTATAACGTCATTTTGGAGGCAGATTCTGCAGGTCAGCAATTTATTTCCGAGGCCAGCAGCTGGGGTAGTGCTGCCCTTGATGCCATTATGGACTGGCTAGGGGCACTGCCTAGTCGGCTAAGTGAGATGGCATCTAATGCCTGGGCGGCCGCTAAAAACGCCTTCGGCTCTTTTGCAGCAGGGGTCAGTGACGCCACAGAGGGAACGCCGGTCGCTCACAACGCAAACGGCGGCATTTATCGAAGGGGGGCTTTCCTCACGACGTTTGCTGAAAACTCTGGAGAATCGGCTATCCCTCACACGCCAACGGCACGAAATATCGGGCTGCTGGCCAGAACGAATGAAATCATGGGCCGGCCTCTTAGTGGGGGAAACATCAACGCCTCTTTTGCTCCTGTCATCAATGTGACGGGCGGAAATACGACTGATGTGGACGCCATTTTGACGCAGAAAATGAAAGAGTTTAGAGTCATGCTGGCTGAACTCCAGCATCAAGAGAGGAGAGTAGCTTATGCGTAAATACACAGCAGTCCAAGGCGACTACTGGGACGGCATCGCTAAAAAGATATATGGTGATGAATCTTACATGAATACGCTCCTCTTGGCTAATCCATCTCTTACTGGACTGACTGTCTTTGACGGTGGGGAAACGGTGCTGGTCCCGGACGTCGCCATCAAATTAACGGCCATTAAGCCACCATGGAAGGGGTGAGCAAATGGGGTTTATTGACTCGATTTTTCTCCCCGCATCGGTGGAGACAGGGCTAGCCAGACGCATTTTGCCTCATATTGCTTATAACGGCAAAGATATCAGTGACGACATCTCTCGATATCTTACAAATATTAGTTATACCGACGAGCTGTCAGGTGCGGCTGATGATCTGCAGCTTACCCTTGAAGACAAGGACGGGCTATGGTTATCAGATTGGTTCCCAGAAAAAGGCGCCACGTTGGATGCTGCGCTGGAGAGCCGCTATTGGAACAGCTCCGCCGACGGTCCGGAAGTCGTTAACTTCGGAACTTTTGAAATCGATGAAATCGAGTGCAGTGCCATGCCGTCCACGGTCAAGATTAAGGCGGTTTCAGTGCCTGACAACACCACGCTCAGAGGTGCCGAACATTCAAGATCTTGGGAAAAGGTGACGATTAAGAAGATTGCCGAAGACATTGCCCGTGGCGCTCAGATGGAACTCTTTTGGGATGCCGACGAAGGTGAGCAAGAAGACCGCATTGAACAGACGGAGGAATCGGATCTATCATTCCTTCAAAAACTCTGTGATGACCACGGTCTTGCACTTAAGGTCAGCGCTAAAAAAATTGTCATCTTTAACCTCAAAGACTACGAGGCCAAAGATGCGGTCTTTAATTTTAGCCGGAACACCAGCTTCTTAACCGAGGCACAGGCGGTCTTGCCCACATATAAGCTGGCTGACTGGTCCTTTCGGTCTGCCGTGCGTGATGTTTACAAAGAATGTAAGGTTGAATATCAAAACGAGGACAGCAAGGAAAAAATTTCCTACACCTTTACGGCTCCGGACAAAACTGTTGGGAAGACCCTAGTGGTCAACCAGCAGGTCAAGTCACAGGCAGAAGCTGAAAACCTTGCCAAGAACGAGCTCCGAAAGAAGAATGCTGAAGAGGTGCAGGGAGCTGTGACCCTGCGTGGCCAGCTGTCCTTAAGTGCAGGGCTGACAGTTAACGTCGTAGGCTTTGGAGTCTTTGATGGAAAATATCTAGTCAAGCGTGTCAGTCACGACATCGGAACGTCTGGATATACCTGCAAGGTCGAATTGAGACGATGCCTGGAAGGCTATTAAGGAGTGAGAACGTGGAAAATACGTTAAAGAATTTGATTAGGGTTGGCTGCGTTTCCTCCGTGAACATTGAGCGGATGACCGCCAAGGTCGTTTTTGGAGACAAAGATAATTTGGTGTCTGCTGACCTAAAAATCCTAAATAGAGGAAGCAAGCGTCATAAGGACTACTTTATCCCGGAAATCAATGAACAGGTGGTCTGTATCTTCCCGCAAAACAGCGGAGGGAAAGGCAGTAACTCTGGCTTTATCGTCGGCAGCTTTTTTAATAAAGCTGACGCACCGGTGAAAACAGGGGAGGGGCTGCGCAGGGTGGATGATGGAAGTGGGTCTTTTATCGAATTTGACAATGGATCCATCACCATCAGCGCAGCGGGCTCCCTTATCCTAAAGGGCGCCACAGTGGAGATCAACTGATGGCCGCCCAGACAAGAGTAGGAGACCTGAGCACTGGTCACGACGACTGTCCACCCGTCGCCTTGGTGTCAGGATCCACAAACGTTTTTATTAACGGGAAAGCCGCTGGACGTGTTGGTGATGTCTACGCAATACACGACTGTCCTAAGCACCCGACCCACACCGGGATGGTGGCAAGCGGCAGCGGGACGGTATTTATTAACGGAAAGGCGGCCGCTCGTGTAGGTGACTCCGTCAGTTGTGGCGGTTCGGTTGCCCGGGGAAGCAGCAATGTTTTTGTTGGTTAGGAGGTGGGACCATGGCCATGATTGGCAGCATGGGCGACGTTGCCTTTTCGGTGTCGTCTAGGACGGTTCGGACACTTGACGGCTTTCAGCGGTCCGGTGATACGGGCATCGGAACTCATGACATTATCGGTCAAAAATCTGAGACGGAATATACTGGCCTCCCGCCAGAGAAGGTGCAATTCAACATCCTTTTAAGGATCGATGGCGGCGTCAGCCCCGCCTACGAGCTCAAGAAGCTACGGACAATGCGGGATAAAGGAAAGGTCTTTCCGCTCATTATCGGCGGGCGGGTCATTGGGAAGAATTACTGGATCATTTCCAGCATCTCCGAAAACGTTCCCTACTGGACACCGTTTGGACAAATTGATACGGTGAGCGTGAGCGTGAGCCTTCAGGAATATCAGACGGATGCCCTGCTTATGGACAGTCCTTTTGCCGATGTGGCTGATCAGATCGCGGAGGTCAAGGACACGGTCGAAAGCAAGATTGAAGCCTTTGACAACGTCGCTAGTGACCTCCTAGGAGGGATGTTTTGATGACTGCATACAAAGTTACGGGAATAGACGGGAAAGTCGATTTTAACCCCGCTACGGTTGTTGAAGAGGTCCTCCAAAACGTAAGGACCATCCTGAGCACGCCAAAATTTTCCGTCCCTCTCGATAGGAATTTCGGCATTAGCGGTGACCTGGTTGACGCGCCCATCAATGACGACACACTGGGATATTGTCAATCTGAAGTGGTCGCAGCCGTCCAGACATACGAGCCCAGGGCGCAGGTGACGTCCGTGTCATGGGAAGCCGCAATGGATGGAAAACTGAGGCCAACCGTCACCATCACTATCGAGGAAGGAGGCGATTAAATGAGTCTGAAATTAAGCGACCTGCCGGATATTAACTTTGTTAATGCCGACAAAGAAACCGTGACCGCGCAGATCATCAATCTTTATGAATCGACAACGGGCAGGACGCTCGGAGCTGGCGACCCAGTGAGGCTCTTTTTGCTGGTTATCGCCAACGTAGTCATTCTGCTGTTGAACAAAATTAACTACACTGGAAAACAAAATCTGCTGGCTTACGCTAATGGGACGAAGCTTGACCACGTGGCAGCCATGATTGGGACAGCTCGACAGGAAGCCTCCAAGGCAACCCTTACGGAGACCTTCACATTGAGTTCAACGCAAGCTTCCGGGACGGTCATCCCGGCTGGAACGAGAGTATCTGCCGGGGATGACACTTACTTTGCCCTAGATGAAGATCTCACTATTGCGGCTGGAAATCTAACCGGAACGGGGTCCTGCACCGCCCTTACTGCGGGGGCATCTGGCAATGGCTATCCGGTCGGCAAAGTGACCACTCTGGTTGACCCGCTCCCTTATGTGGCGAGCGTCACCAATATGACGGCATCGTCTGGTGGTGCAGACGCGGAAGCCGATGACCACTATCGCGAAAGGGCTCACAACTTTGCGGAAAGCTACTCAACGGCAGGCCCAGAAGGCGCTTACGAATATTGGGCAAAAGCGGCAAACACGGCTATTGAGTCGGTCCTCGTTGTTGTTCCGGGCGATACGGCTCCCGGCGAAGTGTGGATATATCCAATGCTAACAGGCGGCATCATCCCGGATGAGGAAATCCGGAAGGCTGTTGCTAACCAACTCAATGCGCGGAAACGGCGGCCCCTTACCGATAAGGTTAGCATCAAGACTCCGACGGAGGTCGACTACAATGTCAACCTAACTTACTACATCGAGGCCGACGAAGCCGAAAATGCTGCGAACATCAACGTGGCCGTCACAAAGGCTGTGGAAGAGTTTAAAACTTGGGAGCGCTCCAAGCTGGGGCGTGACATCAATCCCTCAGTCCTCATCGCCAAAGTTATTGCGGCAGGAGCAAAACGGGTTGAAGTAACCAGCCCCGTCTTTACACACGTCAAAAACGGCAGTGAGGCAGATGGCTTTGATGTCGAGCTCGCTAGATGCGCGAGTGTTGAAATCAAGGTAGGAGGGGCTGAAGATGAATAATATTGACGTCTTACGAGACCTCCCACCGTCGCTCTCCACGGATGAAAAAGCTGAAGCGATTGCCAAGGCTGCCACAGAGTGGCTGCTCCAAGTCGACAAAGGCACCAAGACCTTGAACCTTTTTGATGACTGGAGTCAAATGCCAGATGGCGTGCTAAAGCATCTCGCATGGGCCTATCACGTCGATGGGTGGAGTGACAGACTGCCGCGAAAAAAGCGCGAGACGTTAGTCAAGAGCGCCATTAATTGGCATCGCCACAAGGGCACGGTCGGCCTTGTTGAGACTGTCGTCACAGAACTGTATCAGGACGCGAAACTGCAGGAAAACTGGGAATACGGCGGGAGGCCTTACCATTTTCGCATACTCCTAGGCGGGCTTGCGATGGATAAGGAATCCAGGGCGACGCTTTTGGAGCGAATTAGAGACGTGAAAAACACTCGCAGCATCTTGGATGGCCTCTATTATCTGCAGAATGTAGAATCCGAATCGATACATGTTGGAGCTTATCTCAAGCCAGGTGGTGGCTTTACGACCGTTAAAACAAGCACAGACGTGGATATCGAACTTGCATCGCCAACCGGGTCTGTTGGAGCTTATCTCATGCCAAGAAGCGCCAAAACATATTTAAGTTAGGAGGACTAAAAAATGGCAATTTATCCCAAAGGGTATACAACATATGCCGGACTTGACCTGATTGCTAAGTCGGCAGCAAGTGGTGAAGCTTTGACTTTTACTGATTTTGTATATGGTGATGGCGACGTGCCGAGCGATATCCTGGCCCTCACTAAAATTGTCAACCAAAAGGCATCAACGCCTGTAGGAACGTTGACAAACAAAGGAGATGGAGCGTTTGAAGTCACGACGACGCTGGTCAACGACAGTGTCGAGAACGGATTTTTTATTAAAGAAGTTGGGGTCATGGCAAAGGTTGGCGATATGGACCCTGTGCTCTTTTGGTATACCAATGGCGGGAACTACGTTGATTATTGTCCAAAAGCGGGCACACTCTTTGATCCGCATCCCTTTGGGGTCACGGTAATCACGAGCAATGCCACCAGTGTGACTGTCAATCCTGTATACGACAGCATTGTCAACCAAGTCGAATTTTCCGCCCACGATAACAATGCCGACGCTCATGCAGCTCTGGCATCAACGATTAATGCACTGCTTGCGCCGTCAAAAGACACGGACACGGTCAGAAACTTACTGAGTTACCTAGCAAACCGCTACACTAAGGCGGCAGGCGTGGACGATTGGAAGACCGACCCTGCAACGACGCTTGCAGCGCTAAATGCGTTTGTCAGCAACTGCGCATCCGGTTCGGACGTCACATGGTCTGGCAAAAAGTTTACCAACAGCCGCCTCGGTATCACTGGGTTTATGGACTCCAATGGCTACGTCAGTTTTGGGCCGAATTTCGGCGGCCTAATTATACAATGGGGACATGGAGCTCGAGGTGATGTTTACTACCCAGTCTCTTTCAATTCGCTCATCCCTCGCATTTTAACCCAGCATGAGGGGATAGATTTTTATCAAACAAAGCCAAGCAACGTTTCTTTAACTCAGTTCACCTTAGCCGTCGTCGGCGACGGCACCGCCAAAGATGCTGATTGGTATGCCGTCGGCGTCTAAACAGTGGGGAAAAATTTGTACGGCTATATCACATTCCCTATAGCATTTACTACAACTAGAGTTGTTATAACAAACCATCAAGGGACATCGTTTATGGATACAAAGGCACTAGAATTCAATTCCTTAAACTACTTTACTTTAGCTGTACAAAGCAGCTCACAGAAATCCGAAGACGCGCAATGGATAGCGATTGGCGTGTAAAAACTACAGGCATATAGCAATCCAATGGCTCCATATCCGTTTGGCTTTCGCATTCTGTTATCATTCCTTTCAACATGAATTGGAGGTAAAAAATGAAAGACTACTTAATCAAGTTTAACAGTGACGGACGGAGAGGCACCACTTATGCTGATGGCGTCCATTATTTTGTCAATCCTGATGGCAATGTTACTGATGGCAGTGTTAAAGTACAGGATCTGTTGAATCAGGGATTTATTTTTGTAGATGCATCTGATTATGCAAATTTGTTAGGAAATAATTCGGATCATGCAGAATATTGCCGCCAGTCTGATGGGACTTTTGCACCATACGTCGCACCAGAACCAACTGCCGAAGAAAAAGCGGCAGCCCAGAAGGCTGAGCTGGCTTCAGAATATGAATCAAACAAAGCGGAGATGCTGACAGCTCTCCAGGCGGCACAGCTTGCTGGAAACACTGATGCGGTTACTAGCATTCAGAAAGACTATCAGGATATGACGGCAGCATACAAAGAGGCCGTGGAAGGAGTGACAGCAGAATGAGCTTTTGGAAAAGAAAAAAGTATTGTCAGTACTGTGGGAGCGAGCTAAAGTCAGATGGCAGCTGCAGCAACGAAAGCTGTATCGCTTATGTCGGCGAAAAGAAAGCTAAGGACGAAGGAGCGAGCAAAGAATGAGCGATCTTTTGATGGCGGGGTCACACACGCTCATTAGTCTTGTCATCGGCGGGCTAGCCGGGTACTGTGTGGCCTATGTGACGGGCCTCAAGGCCGTGCGTAAGGGGATGCAGCTCATCCTGCGGGCGTCCCTCAACGAGATGTACCGCCATTTTCAAAGCGCGCCCCCGACGGTCGAGGAAAAGCTTATCTGGCAGGAGATGTACGGCGTGTATGAGCGCCTTGCGGAAAATGGCGTCATGCAGGCCAAGAACGAGGACGTGCTCCATATGAGTGAGAGGCGCTAGAATGTTTGAGTTTGAAAAAATCGACGTTGAAAATATTTTGGTCATCTTGGCCCTCTCGGTGAGCCTCATCATGGCAGTCCTCAGCCATATGGACAACTTGGCCATGTCAATCGTGACGGGCCTCTTAGGCTACATCGGCGGGACCATCAAAGGAGGTAACGGAACTAATGGCAAAAATAGTAACAATTGACGAGCTGAAGCAGCTGGCAGACGCAGCCCGGAACGAGCTTTTTGACCAGGCACGACAGATGGGACGTGACCCGAAAATATACCTGCATTGGACGGCAGGACGGTACGATACGGACTTTGGCGACTACCATGTTTGTATCCACGGAAATGGCAAGATCAGGCTGATGGCAGACCTAACTGAGACGCTGGCCCACACGTGGCGGCGGAACTCCGGAGCTATCGGCGTGGCCCTTGACTGCGCCTACAACGCCACCAGCGACGACTTAGGCGACTATGCCCCGACGGCGGCGCAGATTGAGACGATGGCCCAGGTCACGGCAGCCCTTGCGGACGGGCTGTGGCTTACCATCGACAAGCCCCATGTCATGACACATGGGGAGGCCGCAGACAACGAGGACGGGATTGCCTGCCACGAGCCGTACGGGCCTAGGACCACCTGTGAGCGGTGGGACTTGGAATATCTTGGCACGCCTGAGAGTCCGTCCTTTAATCCTTGGGCGACGGACGGCAGCCGTGGCGGCGACGTGCTGCGCGGCAAGGCTAACTGGTATCGGGCCACATGGAAAAAATGATATGCCAAAATATCGGCTATTTTTTTGACAGCGAAAGGGGATTAAATTGGCAAAAGGTGAGACCTATGAAAAGTTTGTGGAAAAATTTAAACCCACGAAAACGACGGATGACTGCTACACGCCGAATAGCGTTTATAACGCCGTCAAAAGCTGGGCCGTTAGCCACTACGCATGGGGGGGGCGGCCGATAGTCAGGCCCTTTTACCCCGGCGGGGACTACATTAACTTTGACTATCCGGCGGATTGCGTCGTCATCGATAATCCGCCCTTCTCAATCATTGCGCAAATAGTTGCGTTTTACGCAAAAAGGGGCATCGACTACTTTCTTTTTGCGCCCGGCCTTACGCTCCTGAGTGCCACTGAGGCGGCCTCGAGGATTGCGGTTGGAGTTTCGGTCACTTATGCAAATGGGGCGGAAGTGTCGACCAGTTTCCTCTGCTCGCAAGGGCCTACGATCATGAGCAGCCCGGAGCTGTATCGGGTTGTGAAAGAGGCTAACCGGGGCGCCATCAGCGCGCACAAAGTGGCGAAGCCTAAGTATGAGTACCCAGCCAACTTAATGACCTCGTCAAAACTTAACAAATTCTCCAAGTACGGCGTCGATTATGAAGAGTCTAAGGTAGTCTTTACTCGTGCGTTGGACCAGCAGCGGGAAAAGGGAAAATCAATTTATGGCGGTGCCTTTATCGTCCCTAGTGAACCCGCAAAGCAAGCGCTGGAAAGATTAAAGCAGGCATTAGACCAGGTACAGGTATGGGAGCTATCCCCACGCGAGGAGGCTCTACTTGAGGATGTGTGCGAAAGGAGATTAAATCATGAGCAAATGGACTGATGTGAGAGATGGCGTCGTTGATGCGTTAAATCTCGACGACGTGACGGAGCAGGTCAAGGAGGACCTGACAGCTAGCCTGCTTAGTGACGGACTGCCCGCACTGGAGGATGTGGCAAGCACATTTGTTGCTAAGATACAGGCACAGGCGACGGCGGAAAAAGGTTGGACTAAGGTCCGTGACCAGATTGTCCTGCCGATCATCATCAAAGGAGCGCTGTATGGAATCCGCCTCGCGCTCCAAAAATCGGCAAAAGCGACAGCTTAAGATGTGTTAAAATCCCGTAGAGCTAGAGAATATCTAGTTCTACGGGATTTTTTGCTTTCAGCAACTCGCAAACTGGTCGATTTCGACCAGTTTAGACGAAAGTTGAGATTCTTTTTTTGTTATCCCTAAAATTTTTTTGAAAAAGGTATTGACATATACCGCTATTGGCGGTATACTTAAACCATCAAGAGGGAAACCTCAAAAAAATCTTGAGAGGCCAGTAAGGTGGCCGAAAGGAGAACAAACATGAAAAAGATTATCGGACTAAAAAAGACCTGCAGCGAAACGAAGCGTATTGGATGGGTCGTCAACAAAGTGCAAATCAATTTCAATCCTGAAAACAATCACATTTGGGGCGACGCACTGACGACCGGAAATTCCGTTGAGTACGAAAACCCCGCAATCGTTAGCTTTACGACAAACGAACCAATGACACAGGCCGAAATCGTGAAATGCGTTAAAGCCGCAATCAGCGACCGGAAACGTGCTGAAGCTAAGGCGGAGAAAGAGGAAGACGCCTTTTTGGACGCCATGAAAGCGTTTGAAGAAGAAGGGGAATACATTGAAAACCAAATGATTGAGAACCTGTAAGAGGACGATATAACTAAAAGCAGGGGCCGCAAGGCCCCTCCCATTAAAGGAGGAACTGAAAATGAGAGAAGTAACCCTTTACTCGGACGGCACCCCCGTCATGACGATAGGAAGTGATGATGTCACATATGATATGTTAGACGGAATTGATGGTGTCGTTGTGAAAGGCTTTGACGATTGGGATCTGTGCGACGCCGCTTTAGGTGGCTTTGACGAGGACGTCATGACGTTGCTAAAGCGATTGGGGGATGTGCCCGCGGAGGATGAAAACAAGGTTAAATGTGCCTTTGATTACTACACAGAGATTACTTGTGCTCTTGACCATTACAAAAGTGTGAGCACCTACGCCATGGAAACGCCCGAGGAAGCCGTATGTGCTCACATCCACGAGGTCGCTGGAATAGATTTTGAGGACTTACCGGATACCATTAAACGCAACCTAGATTTTGAGGGCGTGCAACATGATCTTGATATGAGATATTGCCCGGAAGCTGAATGCTACTATACGCTCACGCAAATTGACACATTGAGAGCATGACGATGAAAATTGATGAAGTGAGACAGCGTCTAGGAGTGACGGAGTCTGCCGTTTACTATGCTATCCGAAACGGAAGACTCCACACTGTGCCCGGCCGCCGCCCGATGGAAGTGACCGAGGAAGAACTGGAGCGGTATATTGAAGCAAAGAAGCATCCAGCCCCAGTGAAGAGAGTTGACCATTACGAAAATATTTTAAGTGTGGGGCAGAAATTTGGCCATTGGACGGTGCTTGACCCAAAGGTTTATAAGATAGCCTCAAACGGGTTTCGCTACCGCATGGTCAAGTGCAAGTGTGCCTGCGGGACAGAACGCCTGATTGCGCCAGCCCACCTTTTAAGCGGGCAGACGCTCTCCTGTGGCTGTCTCAGGTTAGAAAATAAGTCAAAAGGGCAAATCAAAGGCTTGAAGCAAGGCGTAGCGGTGACAAGACGCCTGCAAAAGGAAAAGCTGTCGTCAAAGTATCTAAACAAAAAGGCAAACGTTAACAGCTCTACTGGACACGTTGGCGTCAGTAGATACAAAAATGGAGCATACAGAGCCTATGTATCGATTGGCTCAAAACAGATTAACCTTGGCCAGTTTCAGACGCTTGACGAGGCCATCGCGGCCAGACGGTCAGGGGAAGAAAAATATTATCGTGCCCGTCAAGAACGGGCTGACCGTATCAAGGAAGAAATGAGGGAGAAAAGAATGGCAACGAAAAAAACAAGCATATATCTAAACCCTATCCTCTCGGAGGCAAAAGACCTCGCCGCGGAACGTGGACTCAGCCTAAGCAGACTGCTTGGTGATGTGTTTGAACGCTATCAAGGGATGATTCGCATGGTAAGGTTGCCGAATTTTACGCAGACGGAAAAAGAAATCTTGTCAGAGGTCATCCTAGGAAGCTATGTAAGCCCTGATATGCTTCGTGCTATGCCTGACTCCATCTTCGACGCCGCAACGGGAAGCGTTGCAGAAAAAGAGGCCTTAAAGGCTAAGCTCTTAGCCCTGCAACCTATTGAGCGGATGGCAGTGGTTGATGCTACGGAAACGGGCTTTAAAGATTGAGTTTTTTCTATTTTGGAAATAACTGAAAAAGCAACCGTGGAAACTACATAATAAAAAATATCGAAACCTCTCATAACGCTGATATTTGCGCTTTGAGAGGTTTTTTGCTTTTTGTAATAAAATCCATAAGCTACCTAAAATAAAAACGCTGTAAGACCGTGCATTTTCAAAAAATTTTTCTCAAAAATATTATTAAGCCAATATTTTATTAATAATGTGTTGACATATTAATAAAATGGTGATACAATAAAACCATCAAGAGGGAAACCTCAAAAAAATCTTGAGAGGCCAGAAAGAGCCTGTAAGAGGAGGAAAAAGATATGATTAACAACGCTTGGATGGCAAAACACGAAGGGCAGGACGTCCGCTTAGTATCGATCATGGTGGTGGACGAAAAGAAAGACATTGAATATGCTGTCCCCTTGACTGACAATCTGTTTGAGACGGAGGCTGAAGCACTGGAATGGCTGAAGACTGAGGATGGAAAGACCGCTGCCGCAAGGGCACGCAGATTAAGGAAAACCGACGTCTATACAAGCACGGCAACCTATCGAATTGAAGACGGGGAAGCAATCTTTATTGCTGGTTCAGATGATTCGGAATTCATGTCTTTGTAAGACCGTCAAGAGGGGCGGGAGCCCACCAAGGAGGAATCGGGAATGAAAACGTTAGCAGAATTGGTTATGGAATTCAAGAAATATCATCCGGATGCAGTGAAAACTAATGTCATTAACTGCAATCCGGAGACCATCAACAGTCCAATCGATATTTTAACAAAATCAGGAAAGAAAGCCTTCTTCAAATGGGCTTCCATCCACTCCGATGCGGCGCATCAAGGAATGTCGTTCAAGGGTCATCTCAATGATGTTCCCTGGACGGAACTGTCCGACACTCAGAAGCTCAAATACGCTACCATCGAAGCCTTGCAAGAAATGACGGAGGTCCGGGTTCGTGACGTGGCTTATTCCATCGGGCTGACCCACGTCGCAAGTGACGATGTTCGCGTGATGTGCGAAAATCTCTTGAAGCGCTATCCAGACTATCGAATGGTCATGATGCTTGACCATCCAGACCAAGTCGCCAGTGCCTTCATGAATGCGACTTTGACCAGCTGTGAATACGAAGACTAATGAAGACTAATTGGGAGGCGCAACCATGATTAAGATCATCAACGGGAGACGTTACGATACGGCAAAAGCCACGCTGATTGGAGAATACTGGAACGGTTTGAGCAAATCTAATTTTAACTATGTTGAAGAGAAGCTATATCGAAAACGCGGCGGAGAATTTTTCATCCATGGAGAAGGCGGGCCTAAAACTCTGTATTGCAGGACCGTCGGGCTGCATGAGCGGACGAGCGGTGAAAAAATTGTCCCGCTGTCCTACGAAGAAGCTAGACGGTGGGGAGAAGACCACCTCAGTGTCGAAGACTATGACAAAATCTTTCCCTCCATCGACGATGATGATGAAGAAGCTGACAACAAAACGCTAGTGGGAGTCTATCTTCCAGCTGCTGTCAAGGAAAAATTGAAACGGCTTGCGTCTGAACACCAAATGAGCCAGTCGGATGTTGTTGCTGATTTAATTAAAAACTCATGAATTGAGCGTATGACTGCCGTGGAATCCGTTGAAAACAGGTTCAAAAAATAACCCATAACCTCCCCCTCGATTTTGAGGGGGATTTTTCTATCAATAAAGCGAACATAAGTTTGATATTTAAATGGTTTGATGATAAGATATTGATAAAGACTGGTCTAAATTTATTTTGGGAAGTGAAAAAATGAATGAATTTTACCTGAACAGGATTGTTCATGGGGATGCGCTTGAGCTACTTAGACAGCTTGAGGACTGTTCGGTAGACGCTGTCATCACCGACCCACCATATTGCAGTGGTGGTCAAACCGCCGCCGCCAGAGCACAGTCTCCATCGTCAAAATACGAACAATCTGACAACAAAATTGTCCATCGCCCTGATTTTGCTGGAGATACCATGGATCAGCGGTCCTGGACCCACTGGTGCGCCTTGTGGATATCTGAGTGTCAACGTATCCTTAAGCCCTCAGGATATTTTCTGATGTTCACGGACTGGCGACAGCTCCCATCCGCCTCAGATGCATTGCAGATGGGTGGCATCATATGGCGCGGGACCATATCCTGGAACAAAGGAAGAGCGGCCAGGTCCCCGCATAAGGGGTATTTTCGCCATCAATGCGAATATATCGTGTGGGGGACTAATGGCAAGTGCATTCCCCGTAAGGATGCCGGCCCATTCGATGGCTGCTTTTCCGTGCCGGTTTTCCAAAAAGATAAATTTCACTTGACCGGCAAACCCACAGCTCTCATGGAAGAACTCGTTAAAACCGTACCAAAGGGAGGCGTCGTTTTAGACCCTTTTGCTGGGAGTGGCACGACTTGTGTCGCCGCAGAAAAACTGGGTCGGAAATTTATTGGGTTTGAAAAGACCAAAGTTTACTGCGATATCGCCCAAAGTAGAATCCACACGATCACGCCACAGCTACCTGAGCTATAA